TTCTGTTTTATGATGCATTTCATTTTAACTTTTTGGCGTAGGAATAAAACTCTTCTTGATTCTTGATCGGATTAAGTCGTAATTTAACATTTACAAATTAGAATTTATGTCAACAGCAAAATTTGAAACTATCAGTGAATTAAGAAACAATTTTAAAACTGTAAATTCAAAAATCCCTCAATTTTTGAAATTTAATGTCGACAGGGTTACATCTGTTTCGTGGGCTCAATCACTTAAAACTGACTCATTCCTAAAAGAAAGTATTTTTATTAAATTATTTAATAATAGTGCCGATGTGGATAAACTCCTATTTAGTGCTGGCGACCCTAAATCAATGTCAATCAAGCAGAGGAAGGATGTCATTTCCGCTCTGTCAACCAAATCTGAACTTAGATTAGACCATAAACATCGTAATTTTTCTTGGTGGAAAACATCTTGCCTACTTGGTCTTTCAGGACACAGGTATAAACCTGTATCTGTCCATGACGCATTTGATTCCTTACCATCAAATACTAGTTCCAGTTTCCCTGATTTTAAATCACCTAAAACAGGAGTTCGAACAAAAATCATTTCACAGATACTTCGTCTCAATTCAAAAAATATTTTCTACTTACTCAATTATTACATTAATATTAATTGGCGTACTCAAGTATCATCTTCTAAAAAACTTAAGTTTAGGCAATTCTATCCATTTCCTGTAGTAGTAGCTACTTTAGAGAGAATGTTGTTTGGAAACATTTTTAAACATTTTGAATTGAACAAGAAAACACCATATGCATATGCTAATATATATCCTGATTTAAAGGAAAGGTATAATACATGGCAAAGTCATCCGTACATATATTCGTTAGACTTAGCCTCATATGATATTCGTATCGCCCATCTTTTAATCATCGAAGGGATAGATTTTTTAGCTACTCACATTTCTTTGGGTACTAAAGAAAAAGTAATACTAAATTTTCTCAAAGAGTATCATACGCAATGTCTGTTACTGAGTTCAATTGATGGAAAACCTTTTCTATTCAAGAAAGAGAGAGGTCTTATGAGTGGTAGTGCTCTTACAAACCTATTAGGCAGCTTAATCAACTTATTTATGTTACTATATATAAACAGAAAATATGACCTTAGGGTAAGTTTCAAGAGTATATCAATTATGGGTGATGATATTATTTTTGCTACTGATCGACACATTAGTATTGAAAAAATTTCTCATTTATACAAGAAGCATTTTGACGCTATCATTCATTTAGAAAAAAGTGAAGTTTTCTCTCCAGGTCAGAAAGTTTTCTTTCTAGGTTATTATTTTGATAATAACGGTAGATATATTGATGTTGAGAAGACTAAACTACAACTATGTATTTCAGGATCTTACGTTAGTGAAGAGGACATATCTACAAGAGATAGAATCTGG